TCTCTACTTCTACCTTGGAAGTCGTCTGAGTTCCAATCCTCCATAACTAAATTGTTTGTGCGATTATTTGAGCTAACTTATAACCAGTGAATGCACCTATCGCTGCAGACCCAGGTAATACTATAAATTTACCCAACATTGTTTCATATTTTTTTCTATTCACAATATATGAAATCAATATGTAATAAATAATGTAGTTAATTAAAACTAAAAAGTCCAGTTCTTTTGCAGCAAAAACAACTATAGAATTTCCAAGAAACCCCCACATGAAGTTAATGGAGGTTTCACGGATTAATTCATTTGGTGTTGTTATCGCATCTAATACGTTTATTTCCTTATCAAGACCCGTTTTACTTTTCAAGGGTTTCGATGTGGTGTTGGAGGTACCAGAGTGCCTTTCTGAGGTCTTCAAGTTCTTTATCTTTTCCTTTTTTTCCTGCACGTGATATATATTTTACTGTGTTTCCTAAACTAAAACCCAATTCCCAAGCATCAATTACTTTGATTGCTTCGTAAGGATTATTTTCTCCACCATAATGCTGTGGGTGATTTACTTGTTCCATTATTCTTCTCTATATTCTTTTAACAATTCATCGTTAGAAATGGTTCGGTATTTTTCACTTAATCCTGACACATTTACATTAGATTTCATATTAGTTTTAATTTCCAAAATTTCTTCAGCAGTATCTAATGATTTTGAAACTTCTCTGATAATTTTGTATGGGTCAGCGTTTGACCCAGGTCTTCTATCTTCAACATAACCTTTCCATTCTTTTGCCGTGTCCTGTGGAACTCTAATCGATGCTCCTCTATCAGAAACACCCCAACTGAATTTATCAATCGCTTGTGTTTCAAATCCACCAGTTAATCTTAAATGATTGTTTGACCCATATGCGTTGATGTGTTCTTCATGTCTTGATGCAAATGAATTGAAAATAGCCATGAAATAATCGTAACCACCATTATCTCTCATTTTATTGTTTGAGAAGTTGGTATGTAATCCTGAACCATTCCATTCACCGTGTGTAAGTGGTTTAGGGTGTAAATCAATATGGTATTTATACTTTTCAGAAATTTTATAAAGGAAATATCTACTCATCCATAGGTCGTCACCACCTTTTAATTTACCTTTTGAAAATACTTGGTATTCCCACTGACCTAACGCAACTTCAGCGTTTGTTCCTGTAATATCAATACCATATTCTAAACACATATTTAAGTGGTCCTCAACAAAATCACGTCCAGCAACATTATGACCCACACCACAATAATATTCACCCTGACCTTTAAGGATGTTTCTTTTGTGTCCTAAAATACCTCCGTTGATTTCTTCACGGATAAAATACTCTTGTTCAAAACCAAACCAAAGACCTTCTTCCTCTTCATTTAATTTTGCTCTCATATTAGATTCATGTGGTTTACCATCTGAATCCATAACCTCACATAACACATAAACTGTGTTGTTTTCTAATGGAAACCCATATTTTGTATATACTCTAACCGGTTTTAATATTCTATCGGAATTTCCAGTATCTGCTTGATTTGTTGATGAGCCGTCAAAATTCCAAACAGGTAACTTACCAACTTGTACTACGTTTTTAATTGATTCGTAATCTACGATTTTAACTTTGCTTCTTAAATTTGGTTCAGGTGTATATCCATCAAGCCAAACGTATTCTAATTTAACTTTCATTTATTATTATTTATATAGTTGATTATTGTTTCTTCATCGGCACCACTATTGAATAGGTTGTAAACGGCACGAGAAAATTCGTCCGTTGTAAAAACAGCGTCGGCGTCAAGGTATTCCATTATGTGATGTAGGTTTCTTAGGATTTGTTGTTTGTTTAAAAATCTCTTATTAAATCCCATCTTCGTTTGTTTTAAGGTTACTTAAAAATTCTTCTAATTTTGATAACTCCTCTTTTGTTGGTTCTAACTTTTCTTTCAAAGTTTCCATTTCTTGTTTCCCAACTAAAGTACTTAATAAGTCGGTATTAACCTCACCGTTCATTTCTTTGAGAATTATTCTCACTTTTGAACCAAACTCCATATCATTTGGATATTGTTTGGAGAGGTTTTTCAGTATTTCATATAGTCCTAAATCCATAATGTAAAATTAAATTATTATACTTTATTTGTCAAATTTTTTTTAGAAATTAATTTAGATTGAATCATATAATTCATTACCTTTCTTTTCGCCAAAGGTAGTATTGTTTCTTTGAATGGGAACTGGTTGGTGTGGTATATTCTAAAAAGAATTAAGTTTTTATAAACTTCTGGTTGATTTAAATTTTTAATAAGGGAGTTTTTAACCATTTTCACTTTATCTTCAAAATCATCAGTTTCACAAGTACAAAGTTTTTTGATTACACATTTAGTTTCTTCCGCACCTTTTTTAATAGGTTTAATTAAAAACTCATACAAGTGATTAACTTCATTATCTTTTATCATAAAAAGACCTTGCTTTGGGTCAATTTTTTTGGGGTTTTGTATTGGTTCTATGGCTATTGTATCACTAGCCACTTCCCATATTGCCTTCGCTTGATTGAAGTAATCTTTTAGTTTTTCAGATGAGAAAACGCAACTATTGTAAATTTCACCTATTTCTTCTCTAGTAAAAAAAGGTACTTCATTTGCAATTAAATCTGAAATCAATATTTCATCATCAGGGTCTTTTATTACTCTATTGAGAGTTAAAAACTGACCCTTTTCAATAATTAAATTAATATTTGCTAAATGATAAGATATTTGTTGGAAGTTAGGGTATAACTTTAAAGAATTAAGTTGTTTATCTATTTTTTGTAGATAATCTAAAATAACGTATTGTTTATGCTCAAAATCGATAGGTTCTTGAAATACCCAGTTTGTCTCCATGTAATTAAAAATAAGAAAATAAGTTGGTCTGTAAATAAATTAATTGTATCTCATTACAATATAGATGTTCCCATTGATATTATATTCTTCTTCACTTCCATCATAACTTCCAATAATATCACCCCAACTATCATTTCTAATTATATAATCTTTAATAGCTCCAATATCTACAAAATTTAAAATTTCTTCGTTATCGAATCCTTGGTCTCTTAAAAACCTAACGAAATTATCTTCATTATCATTGACGTATGAATCTATTTCGGATTCAATTTCATCTTCATCATAACCACCTTCAGGGTTTTCTTTAATATCCTCTATTATGGTATAGATATCTTCCATTTCAGAGTATAATTCTTTTGTGGTCTCACTATCTAAATTTCCACTTTGTAGTTTTTGAGATAATTTTTCAATTTTTTGTTTGTATACCGTAACAATTTTTTCTTGGTTGTCAGAAAGTTGTTTTTCTATCCCCCAATTTTCAGGTTCATCGTATACTGATTCTGAAATATAATCTCTTAAAAAACTTCTAACCGCATCATTATCTAAGTTGTCTTCCCAAAGCCAATCACTAAACGCTTCATAACCAAGTTCATCTATTCTTGATTGTATTGCTTCTCTGGCTGCTATTTCTATTTCATCTTCATTATAAACAATGTATTCCGACTCGTGTCTGTCATCACCTAACCATGTGTACATTTTTCCACCATAGTGACCATATTTTTCAGGATAAATAAAATATTTGTCTTCAACTACTTCTTCTTCGTTAACTCCGTCATCATAGTAACTTATAGCACCATTTTCATCTAAATATTTATAAACAGCTTCAGTTTGATAAGATACTTCTTTTCCATTTTGAATATCCCAAGCATCTTTTTTTCTTAGTTCATCTAAATATTCAAATTTTTGTCTTAGTATTTCTCTTTTTTTAATAAGATATCTTTCACTACCATAATCAGAAACACTACGTGCTTTATTATCATCAAATAAATCGACACTACTACCTTGGATATTTAAATTACCTTCAATTTTAGAAATAACGTTAAGATTTTTGATTTCTTTATTGTAAGATATATCTAAGTTACCTTTAATGATAATATCTTTATTTTTGTAGTATCGTTTTAATAATGCAACATCATTATTGAAGTATGCCAAATTTTCTTTGAACTCTTCTGGTGTTAGTATTACGACGTTTTCAGTCTGCTCCTTAATTACTCTTTTTATTATCGAATTTAATGACATATGTTATAAATATCTAAAAAAAGAATTGATTTATCATATCCTGGGTATAAATTATTAAAAAGAAAAATATTTATAGATAAATAAACAAATTAAAACTTTAAGTCATGGGATGCGGATGTAAAAAAAACCAACAACCAGAACAACCAGTTGCTGAGACTCAACAACCACAAGCTGAGTCAGATAAAAAATAATTAAAAAAGAAATTATGGGCTGCGGATGTAAAAATAATCAACAAGCACAACAACAAAC